TAATACTTAGAGAAGCTGGTAGCATTATATGTCTTGCCTCTTGTCATACCACAAATATCAACATCAGTCAATACTACATTAAGGCACATTCAGCTCTTCGTCTTTTGTCAAGACCAGCTAATACCCTGCCACCGCCCTTGTTCCACTTGAGAAGTTCTTCCTTAGCCCCTTCCCAATCCTCTGCCACCACCTTGCGTCTAAGCGTAGAAGACTGTAGTCTTCCCACACCTAGATTATAACAAAAGTCTACAATGGCATTCAATCTTTTCTCATGTGCTGCTAGATTGGGACACAACCTAAGAGCACCGGGAAGATATGTATGGTGCAGCTCAATCATTAATAAGTCATGAGCTTCTTTCTCACTCATGGGCGGGTCAGTTAATACCACCTTGCGTCCGTCCCCATAATATGTACTGCCAAAGCCTATAGTGGCTACGTTGGCAGGACATAAGTAGGGCTTGCTTCTGAAGCCCTCAAACTTCTTGCAGAGTTCTGCTGCAATATCTAAGTTCATAATCCACGCTTGGACAGTGTACGATCAAGGAACCAATAGTTAATTGTTCCTGACAACAGGGCTGAGAAGTCAGGTGTCATCATTGTCTTAAACACTTCAACGGCTGGAGCACCCGCAAGCCATGCATTCCATGCAAACCAGACATGGATAAAGCTCCAAACAAACAACACCCAGTAGGTAACAACTGGCCTGACAGATGCGGATAAAGATGCGACCCATCCACCAGCAGCTTTAACCATAGTTGCTTGCTGTTCAATGGCTGATTGAAAGGCTCCCATGACACCTACGTCCACAGCAGCTTCTCTTTGTGCGCCTATTTCTGCGAGTTTCTGTGCGCCTCTTTGTTGCTCTAAATCGCATTGAAACTTAAACATGTTAAGCTCATGGCTGCGTTCATTCTTCTTGTCTAGCCACTTCAATACTTCAGGGGCCATCCTAAAGATGCCACCAAAGATGGAGCCAAGCAAGCCCCCAGATAAAATATCAAGCATTAGTCACTCCTTCTACAGTGTTTGTCATCATCATGCGACAACTTCACACCAGCTAACAGGCCAATAAAGCCACCAATAATTGTTTGAAATGCTGGAGATAATAGTTTAAATATCTCAGCATTATCAACTTCCTTAGCCCACAAGCCTAATACAAATGCAGCCATCATAGCTATTACTGATATACATAATGTAAAGCTAACCATGAATGTTACATAGAATGTCAATTTAGATTTTACATCTTCCATTTAAGCCTCCTACACATATACATCAAGTTTACGATCTGTAAATATCTCAAGTCTGAGTTTCTGTTGCTCAGCTCTTTTGTTATAAAGCTCTAGCAATAGTTCTTCTATCTTTCGTTCTACTTTGTTAGCTTTAACTACTGCTCTATATTCTTCTTGATACTTTTCAATTCTTCTTTCAGTGGCATCAGTCTTATCTGGATAACCAGTAGCATCCACCATAGGGAATAGACGGATCTTATCTATCATTTCTAATTAATATCCAGTAGATATAATTCAAAGGTACTGCTAACCAAAGAAGAAGAAGTAATACATCAGTCATTTCTTTTCCCTTTCAATTGCTTTCTTATAAGCACGAACAACTTTGTGTCTTAGTTCTGCACTATCTGCTGCTCCTGCCCATTCAGACAGGTTGTTCCAAATAACAACCATGTCTTTGCTAGAACAAAAGCCTTCATGGTTAGTTAGCCACGCAGACATTTGTTGATGACGTTCTGTAGGGTTATGGATGGTGTAAGCTATACCATAAAACTGTCGAACACTACACTTGTCCTCTGCTGCTGAAACAAGTAAGCTCACTATCAACAGTGCAGCTATCACCCATTTCATTATTGATGTAGTTTGTTTTCAATAGCAAGCCAAATAGCACCAAAGAAAGCACCAATAATTAAGATTGGTTTAACTGCCTTAGCAAGCCATTCAAGCACAGTGAATGCACCAGAGGCTGCATTGAATGCAGCAACCACAGTTTGTGTGTTCTTATCTAGCTGATCTACCTTAGCTTCAACTTCGCAGAGGCGGTCATAGATTTGCTTGTGAGTGACTTCGTCTTCCATGATTAGACAGAAGCGGCTTGCAATGGTGCAAGGTTTTCTGTTGTCCAGAAGTCTTTAGCCAACATGATTTTCAGATGCTCTTTATTGCGAGCAAGGCAGTCAGCCCAGTCAGCCGCAGTTAGGCTTTCTGGTTTACCTGCGTTGATGAGGTTAACGCTGTCCATTGCGGCAGAGTAGTGCTGTGCAATTTGTGCGGGAGTTTGAGTATTAATAGTCATAATTTACCTTTTAGTTTAAAGATTAGCGGCATCCAAACGTGCCTTGAGGGAATTTACTTGCGCTGTCAATTCTTGGATTGCTTTAATTAATGGGGTGACAAACATTTCACGGCTAACGGCTTGCACACCATCATCACCGACATCCCATCCATTAAATGTTGAGCAACCTTCAGCGTCCATAGCGGCTTTGACATCTTGCGCCAAAAGACCGTGCATAACCATTGTGGTATTCTTTTTATTGGCTGTGCTGTAGTGCGGATGCGTGACAGGCAGGTCAGTTTGTGATTTCCAAGTAAACGTAACTGGATTGAGTCGGTTAATGAAACTCAAGCCAAGAGTGTCTTGACCAATTACATTCTTCAGCGTAGCATCTGATGTTTGTGTCCATGTGCCTGTTGAGGTGTAGTTCACATAAATCTTTGAACTACTGGTTCCCATAGTGACATGGTAGTTGCCTTGACCCACAAGTCCATAACCAATTGTAATTTGCCCAAGAGCACCAACCGCACTAGCGTCTGTGTCGTAACCTAAGCAAATATTTTGACCGCCAGTAGTTATTGAATCTCCAGCATTGTAGCCAATTGCTAAGTTCTGAGTGCCTGTGGTAACTGCCCCAAGAGTTGTTAAACCAATTGCTATATTATCAGTGCCTGTGGTGCTTCGGTATAAGGCGTTAATACCAATTCCAATATTGTAATTAGTCCCGGTGCTAGATGCGAGAACCTCATTACCAATAGCTATATTGCCTGTGCCTGTTGTATTAGACGACAGAGGGCCAACACCGATTTGTCCTCCGGGGCTTCCAATAGCAATGTTACTACCTCCTGTGGTAGTGCCAGCCAAGGATCCTGTTCCAATTCCAATGTTTGAACCACCAGTGGTGTTAGCACCTAAAATATTTGTACCAACACCAATGTTACGAGCGCCTGTGGTGTTGGAATTTAATGTTCCTGCCCAGTTACCTATGCCATCTTCACTACCAACAGCCACGTTTGCAGTACCAGTGGTGTTGCTTCGCAATGCGCCAGCACCGACCGCAGTGTTACCTGCGCCAGAGGTTGTAGCTGATAGCGCCTGAAAACCAAACGCTGCATTTCTGGCGGCATTCCCCGGATTAAAGAATTTCATGGCTTCATAGCCTACAGCAGTGTTATAGCCAGTCCCAGTCGTATTTGTATAAAGAGCCTGATAACCAACCGCCACATTGAGTGCTGATGTGGTGTTGCTGTACATCGCCTGATGACCAATAGCGGTGTTGCTGTTTGCTGTGGTGTTTGCCTTTAATGACTCAAAACCTACGGCAGTGTTGTTTGCTCCTGTGGTGTTGAATTGCATTACCGCCCGACCTAAAGCGGTATTGTATGATCCTGTCGTGTTTAAATACAAAGCACCAGCACCCAAAGCAGTTACATTTGAACCAGTCGTATTTGAAAATAAAGCGGCATCGCCTACAGCCACCAAATCAGTTGCCGTTGTGTTTGATGCTAATGCTTTACTACCCACTGCCGTATTAGCAACCCCTGTATTTAATCTTAATGCCTGATACCCTAAAGCAGTTACTTGTGCTACGGCAGTAGTTGTTAGGGCGGCTTCATAACCTAATGCAACAGCATTAGTTGACGCAGGTGTAATGCCATACACAGTACCCAAGGCAGTAGGCGTAGCGGCAGAAGCACCACCCGTAGCCGCAATCGTGATTGCTCCAGAACCATTTGTAATTGTTATGTTTGAACCAGCAGTCAATGTTGTTTTTGTCAGCGTATTGCCTGTGGTGTTACCAATTAACAGTTGACCATCTGTGTAAGTGGTTTGTCCTGTACCGCCTTGTGCGACTGTTACGGCAGTACCCGCATCCAACAATTGATACCATGTGCTACTGTGAGCATAATACATTTTCTGATCGGAGTGGCTATGAGCAATAGCCCCGTGAGATGTTGATGCCGCTGGAAACAAAGCTGGATTACCACTGTTGACAGGGCCAGCCCAATAGAAAGGAATCATGCTTCCAACTACTGGTGCAGTGATTGCGCCTGTACCAGAGACAGTTACTAAACTGTTCTTCACTAACTTACCTGTAGCACCATCAAATAAAGTGATTGCAGTATCTGTCGCAGAGGCTGGACCAACAACATCGCCTGTGCCAGAAGCAGCAATGGTTATTGAGCCACCACCATTCGTAATCGTTACGCCAGTACCCGCTGTTAAAGTTGTCTTAGTTAAGGTATTACCAGTGGTATTGCCAATAAGAAGTTGACCATTGGTGTAGGAGGTTTGACCTGTACCACCATTGGCTACAGCGAGAGTGCCAGCCAAGGTCACTGTTCCTGATGTAGTAACTGGCCCACCACTTGTCGTTAGTCCTGTCGTGCCACCACTTACATCAACACTTGTAACTGTTCCAGAACCCGATGGTGTAGCCCATGCACCATCACCACGCCAAAACGTAGATGCAGATGCAGAAGTTCCACCATTTAAATTAGTAACGGGCAGGTTGCCTGTTACGCCTGTAGATAAAGGAAGTCCAGTGGCATTAGTTAAAACAGCACTTACTGGAGTACCAAGTGCAGGTGCTACTAAAGTTTTATTGCTAAGCGTAGTTGTGCTCGCTGCCGTAACAATATTAGTAGGTGTAATGATTCCAGAGAGTGCTACTGTAGCCATAATATTTTCCTTTAAGCGGATGCGGCTTGCAATGGTGCAAGGTCTTCAGTTGTCCAGAAATCTTTGGCTAGCATAATGACCAAGTGTTCTTTGTTGCGTGATACGCAGTCAGCCCATTCATCGTTAGTCATGTGTTCTGGCTTTGTGCCATTGATTAGGTTTACGCTGTCCATTGCGGCAGAATAGTGCTTGGCAATTTGTTCGAGTGTTGGGTTTTCAGTAATCATGTTAGTCCTTATGGATGTGATGCTTTGTATGCGTCAAGTTCTGCCTTCAGTTCCTTGATAGCGTTAATCATGTACCAAGTCAAGTTATCTGAGTTGACAGACATAACACCAGTTGACTCGGTTTTAATGCACTCAGGCAAAACTGCTTGCAATTCTTGAGCAATTACACCAAGTTGAACACCAGCTTTATTGATTGCTTGGTCTTGTGGTAAATCAGTAATTTCTTCAGCAACACGATATTCAAAGTTACGCACTTGAATTTGCGTTAGTTTTTCTAAACCAGTATTGTTATCAACAATGTTTTTCTTTAAACGTCTGTCAGAAGTTGTTGACCAAGTAGATGAGTTATTGCCTTGATAAACAGCAGCACCACCACCAGCGGGAATAATATATCCAGTTGATGTGCCTTTTCCTGTGCCAGCACCAATAACCATTTCATAATTTACTGTTGCACCTGATGGTGTAGCCGCCCCTCCAACATAAACACCTAGCTGACCAGTAGTAAGTCCAAGACCAGCCTCATCTCCTACGCAGACAGTTCTAGAGCCTGTCGTCATGTCTGTACCAGCCTTCCAACCAACGCAGGTATTTTGAAAACCTGTCGTGTTATACAACATGGCTTGATAGCCCATTGCCGTGTTTTTGCTACCAGTAGTATTTAAAACTAATGCAGGGCCAAAAGCACAGTTGAAATCGCCAGTTGTATTTCCATTAAGAGCATTATTTCCAAATGCGTTATTGCTTGCACCAGTTGTGTTGTAACGCAATGCAGAATCACCAACGGCAGAATTTCCTGTTGCTGTTGTGTTTGCGTAAAGTGCTTGATAACCTACAGCAGTATTGCCAGATGCTGTGGTGTTTGACCTAAGAGATTCATATCCTAAGGCAACATTATTAGAACCTGTAGTATTTGAAAATAATGAGCCAGCACCAGTTGTAGCGTTTCTTGAACCTGTTGTAGTTGCATTTCCTGACCAATGACCAATCAAGCAATTGTCACTAGCAGTAGTGTTTGAGTAACCCGCTTTCTGACCAAAATATGCACCGCCATAACTAGCACTAGTTGCTGTTGCACTATATGCAGCTTCAAATCCTACTGCCGTTGTGTAATCTGGAGTATTTGCACCAGCGTTATAACCTATAAATGTTTTACCTAATGTAGATGGTGTAGCACCATACACAGTACCCAATGCAGTAGGCGTAGCAGCAGAGCCAGAACCAAATCCACCACCACTTGTCAGCTTAGGTGCAAAGTCCGATAGATTACGAGGTATAGCCATAATTAAACTCCAGAGTTTCTAGCCGCTTCAGCCGCAGCCTGTGCCGCTTGATAAGCCGCAATCACTTCTGCTGTCCAAGCCGCATTGCAGATTGCATTTAGTTTGACAACATCAGCATCAGAGATTGCTGAATAGTTTTCTGTTGCCATGTGTGCATTTACTGCGGATATTTGAGCAGTTATGTCACCAGCAGGTGGTATGCTTGTTCGGTGATTACCAATTACATCTCCATCACTAGAGAGTTTGTGCATACGCACTTGAATAGTTCCATCGTTGGTAACTTCAATTTGTTCAATAATTAGTGATTTCATTTTGATTCCTTTTAAACTTGATAAGAGCCGCCAATATTCATATACGTTGAACTAGCAAAAACAGCCGCATTTTGTACATATCCAGTAGTTGTGGAAGTCGATGCTGCAAAAAACAGGGTTGCTGCCGATAAGTCACCAACTACGCTATTCATACTCAACGCAAGACCAGTGCAATATCCAACTGGAATAGGTGAATTTGTAGCGGCAGAAAATGGTATTCCATACATAATTTGTGTTGAGCCTGTGCCGATAGCGTTAATGTTTATCGTTCCTCGTATATAAACCAAGCGGCCAATTTTTGTGTATGTCCCTGTTTGAACATTGTAAGTAGCAGTTCCACCAAGATTTGGTGTCCAAGTACCTTCTTCATAGTCATCTAGCGTATTAGCGTCTGATGATGCTGATTGAGTTGCGGGGAATGTTATGCCAACGCCATTAGCAGATGTTGTACCACCTTGTAAAACTAAAGCACCATTTGAATTTAAACGTAAAGCCTCAGTGCCACCAAGTTTTAAAATATGTTCACTTGCATTGTAGTTTGATGGTTCATAGCCATTTAATGCGGCATTAAAAACAGTGTAGTTTATTCCATTGCCAGTACTATTTCCTGCGATGCTTAAAACACCTCCGCTACTATTTGTTGTTCCCCTAAATAATGAATACCCAGCATCAGCAGTGCCAGAAAAAGCAGACTGAGTAGTTGCTATTGCAGAGATTCTTCCTGTATTTGTTGTCGAACCAACTGCAATGTTTCCCGTGTTGTAGTAAATATCAGAACCGCTAGTTATCCATTGGCTTGAGTAAACAACAGCTTCAATAATGTCATTAGCAGCAGCACCACTTGCCAAAACAATGTTAGTACCGCTTGATGCAGTTACGTCTGTGCCAATCAACAGCTTAGAGCCGTTCATGTACACATCAATTTGACCCACTACATAAGCAACTGTAAATGTTGTTTGTGCCGCAGTAGCTGTAAATGATGTTCTGCTTGTTGAAGTACCAGAACCGCCACTTACTGTTGCAAACGATAAAGTGCCAGAGCCATTAGTTTGTAAAAATTGCGAGGCAGAACCATCAGCACTTGGGAGTGTAAAAGTTACATCAGCCGCAATGGTGTTTGGTGCTTTTAGAGATACAAAGTTTGTGCCGTTATCTGTGTCTTCATACAGCTTCAGATTAGAACCAGCAGTTGAATTTCCAAGAACATCTAATGCCCCCGTAAACACAGCCGCACCAGTATCACTCAATGTTGCACCAGTAGAGTTCTGGAGCAACTTACCTGTTGTGCTATCAAAACGAGCAAAAGCATTGTCAGTAGAGGATGCAGGGCCAACCACATCGCCACTACCAGCGGGACTAGACCAAACGCCATCACCACGCCAGAATGTGCTAGATGTTGCACCAGTTCCTGAGTTTAGATTAGTAACTGGTAGATTGCCTGTGACACCAGTAGACAAAGGCAATCCTGTAGCATTAGTTAGAGTAGCACTTGCAGGAGTTCCCAATACGGGAGCAACCAAAGTCAATGCTGTGCCGTTGGTTGTAGCACCTGTAATGCCAGCAAATGCACCAGCATTGTTGTATTGAACTTGAGTTGTAGAACCACCCGGTGTTCCACCGCCAGATGCCGCAATGGTTTGGTTGGGCCATGTACCTGTAACAGTTATATTTGATCCCGCAACAATGCTAGGGGTTGCTGTTGCTGTGCCACCATTGGCTACGGGCAGTAAACCTGTCACACCAGTTGTCAAAGGCAAACCAGTTAAGTTGGTTGCAACACCGCTTGCAGGAGTTCCTAAAACTGGTGCTGTTAATACTGGTGAGGTAAGCGTCTTGTTGGTAAGGGTCTGTGTTCCTGTTAACGTAACTGCTGTACCACCATTACCACCAACCTGTGCAGCTACGTTCCATCCATAAGTTGCACCTGTGTAAACAAGCGTAACAGTTGCACCTGTAATATCACAGACTAGCGTGTCACCAGCCGTGTTACCAGCAATCTTAATCAATGCTGTAGGGTCAATTGTTAAATTGTTTGTTCCCCATTGGCTAAACGAGTCAATCACAACAATAATATTACCTACTGATGGGCTTGTAGGTAAAGTAACTGTAAAAGCTCCACCTGTTGTATTTGTTAAAACACCATCATTATTTGCGGCTGTGTAGTTGGCTGTTTGGACTGCCGTGTAAGCAATACCGCCACCAGTAGGGGCTGCCCAAGCACCATCACCACGCCAAAAAGTTGATGCGCTTGCAGATGTTCCTGCATTTAAATTGGTTACTGGTAGATTACCTGTAACACCAGTAGTCAAAGGCAGACCAGTTGCATTGGTCAATGTGACAGATGTTGGTGTACCAAGAATAGGTGTAACCAAAGTAGGTGAAGTAGCAAATACTGCAGAGCCTGTTCCTGTCTCATCAGTCAAAGCAGAAAGCAAGTTTGCACTATTAGGAGTAGCTAAGAAAGTAGCAACGCCAGTTCCTAAACCAGTCACACCCGTTGAGATTGGAAGACCTGTGGCGTTTGTTAAAGTTGCACTTGTTGGTGTACCAAGGATAGGAGTCACCAAGGTAGGAGATGTAGCAAATACTGCAGAGCCTGTTCCTGTTTCATCAGTCAAAGCAGCCAAAAGGTTAGCTGATGTAAATGAACCAAGGGATGCAGCATTTCCAACTGAAGTAATAGCACCAGTAAGGTTAGCGTTAGTAGTTACATTACCTGCTGTCAGACCAGACGCAGTTCCTGTAATGTTAGTTCCTACCAAAGCAGATGGTGTTCCCAATGCAGGGGTAACCAATGTTGGGCTAGTTGCAAAGACCAATGACCCTGTGCCTGTTTCATCAGTAACAGCAGAGATTAAGTTAGCAGATGATGGTGTACCCAAGAATGTTGCTACACCAGTACCAAGACCAGAAACGCCTGTAGAAATAGGAAGACCTACGGCATTGGTCAAAGTCGCACTTGCTGGTATTCCAAGGATAGGGGTTACTAAGGTAGGGCTTGTTGCAAACACCAAAGCACCAGTTCCTGTTTCGTCAGTAACGGCAGAGATTAAGTTAGCAGATGATGGCGTACCCAAGAATGTTGCAACGCCAGTTCCTAAACCAGTCACACCCGTTGAGATTGGCAGACCCGTCAAGTTGGTTGCTACACCAGAAGCAGGTGTTCCCAATGCTGGAGTTACCAGTGTTGGCGAAGTGGCAAACACCAACGAACCAGTTCCTGTTTCGTCCGTAACAGCAGAAATTAAATTAGCACTATTTGGTGTAGCTAAAAAGATTGCTACGCCTGACCCAAGACCACTTACTCCTGTGCTGATAGGCAGACCAGTAGCATTTGTAAGCGTAACTGATGTTGGTGTTCCCAGCACAGCACCATTACCAAGCGTTGCAACACCCGTAACTGCTAAAGTGCTAGAAAGTGTTGCCGCACCAGAAGCCGATAGAGTTGTAAAAGCACCAGCAGCGGGGGTTGTTGCACCAATAGCTGTAGCATCAATAGTGCCTCCATTGATGTCAGCAGTGTCAGCAACTAAGCTGTCAATGTTAGCTGTGCCATCAATGTATAAGTCTTTAAATTCTAAGGAGCTTGTACCTAAGTCAATGTCGTTATCTGTCACTGGAACAATGACACCATCTTGGAAGCGTACCTGCTCAACAGTAGCAGCAGATACTTCAACAAACACACCATGACGATTGTTGGCTGTATCAGTGGCAATCTTATTTAATAAATCAGCGTCACCAACAACAGGAACAGGAGTTCCCTCAGCAACAGTGCCATCATGCTTGTGACCAGCAACAGCAGCAAAGGCATCACGCAGAGCATTCAACTCATTATTAATTGGTGCTGCCCGTACAACTGCGGTAGGTACAATATCAGCAGCCGACTGTCTTACATAACCTGCCATTTAGTTTCCCCTTAGCGTCTGTCATTCATTGAATAATTCAAGACCAAGCCCTGAATTGTATGACTAGCATTTGTATCATTAGTCACATATTTGAAAGCAATGGAGAATCCAGAGCCTTCAATATTTACTTTCTCAACTGGTGATGGATTACCATCGTAAATTGCAGCAGCATCATAAACAGCTTCGTTATAATAAGCTGCTGCACCTGTTGTTGTCATTGTATAGTTAGCAGGATTAAACACATTTTGACTATCATCAAAGTCATAGCTAACACCTAGACTAATAGTAGAGCTTCCTTCACTACGCAAGAAGGTAGTGAAATTATAAAAGTTCTTTCTAATAGTAGGATCTTGGAAATAATAATAAGGTGTTTGATAGATACTTAAAATTGTAGAAGAATTAAAAGAACTACCTGTTTCTTGTTGATGTACCTTACCAGCAGCATCACCATGAATAACAACCTCATTTATTCCTATGTACCCACTGGAAGCGCAAGTAGCTGAAAAATCAAAGAGTTGACTAAACTCAAAAGCTACACCATTTTCACCAGCTCTCAGACCACCTAACAAACCAAAAGTTCCGTCTGATGGAAGAAACAACCTAAACTGTGACTTCTTACGAATAACTACAGAGCTTAATGTTTCTGGATCAATAGAACCAGCCACCATTTCTTGTAAGATTGCAGTAATTGTAAATTGAATTTGTTTTGAAATTGTTTCCAACTCAACATCATTAATTTTATTTGTACCTGATATTGGTCTAAACCCATCTGGCCCTAAGAATATTAAGCTACCACCAAGTTCTACCACACTATCAGGAACAACACAACCTAAATTTGTAGTCACTTCGCCAACCACAAAGTCAGCTATGTTAGTGCCTACCAAGCTCTTAATTGCATTCTTACCAAAGATGTACAGCGTATCTCTAAACTGTTTAATCTGAACAATCTCAAAGCCTACATTAATAACTGCAGCACCATTAGCTGGGTTAAAGTTTGTTTCTGCCAAAGGAGAAGAAACATATAAGTTATAAGGATCTGTTGTATCACCAGCTAAGAACAAGTGATTCTTAAAGGCAGCAGAAAACTTAGGACTATTAGGAGCATTGGCATCCGTAATTGGTGTATATGTAGTTCCATCATACACAGCCGCTGGATTGATTCCATCAGTTAATGCAAACTTAGAGGTGCTCCAATTAAATCTAGTAAACCTAACCTTCTTAACCCCCACCATCGTAACAGTTCCGGGAGTTGTAATTGCTACCCAAGTAGATGAAGAATTTACCCACCTATAAAAGTAGTCTGTACCAGAAGAAGGTTTGCGACAAGCAAAAATACCATCATTCAAACCCTCAGCTACAAACACACCAAGAACACTACCTGTTCCTGTCACTGTTCCATAGCTATTAGCATATCCACTAATCCGTCTATATCCACCAGCAATGGCTGGCTCATAATTAATAAGCTGTGTGGCAGATCCGGGATACATCTCACCCTGAGTTAGTACATCTCTATTGGTGTTCATCCCACCAATAGCTGACACTTTAAAGCCACTTATTCTATCTGCCATTAAAACACTCTAGGATTAAAAGAAGGCTTAACAATCATTGTTGAACGCATATACAAAGGCTCATCTAACAAGAGCCTACGCATTGTCCTAATACCTAAATCAAACTTCTCTTTAAAAATGGTGGCTCCCTGTTCATTAGACCTAAACATAAGCATATTGAACATAGCACCATCAAGCAACACACCATTAAACCTATCAGGAATAATAGCTACGTCTGTATCAGCAGACAGGGCAGCAGGAAAAGACCAATACTTATACTCAATTTCATAAGCTTGATCTGGTTTTGGAGTGACACCAAACTTAGCTTCTTGTGTTTGATAAACAGCGACTGGAACACCACGGCCCCCAACACCTGTCATATCTTCATTAGGACGGTAATTATCTAAATGGTCTACATATGTCAAGACAGATAGACGAGAAGGATCATTGTTTGCTGCTGTTAGCTGCTTAAGATAGAAACTTTCCCAGTCAACACTAGACAAATCAGCGGGAAAGGAATATGTTCCCGTACCCGCTGTCATTGTTTGTGTATAAGTAGTAAGAGCAAAGGGCCATTCTTGAGCACCATGCATCAATTCTCTAATAGATGAATTGATAGCATTCTTGGCTAGAGCTTGAATGTTTCTAGCTCCAGCGAATTCGGTGGAGTCTAAGACAACCTCACCCATTCTTCGCAGCAATTCATTTGTTAAAGAAATAAATGTAGACATAATTTTTAAACAATAAAAGGGAGAGGCGGTTAAGCCCCTCCCTGCATCAACTAGCTATTAAGCCAGTTGCTCACGATCTACAGTGGCAGGACCAACAC